TGATAATAACTAGGAAGCAAATCCATGTCTTTATCGGATGTTCACGCAATCGGACGGGGTTTGAGCCATACGGCGTAAGGGTTTGTTAAAAAAGTGTACCGAGTATCTATGTTTTTGGAGGGTCGCAAGCCTGAGCTTAAAAGTAAAAGTTTTCTTGCGCTTGTACGGCAGAGCACGCACACATACTAACTCTCCTATATATAAATATATATAAAACTATAGATTAGTAGTACCGAATTTTAAAAAATCCCCGCAGACATTGGGCTAAACGCTGTCCGACTGCTTGGATACTTGTGAAAATCTCGGAAGCCAAGATTTTCACCCCTCGGAGAGATTTATCTCCCATTAGCGGAATAATGACTGCTGAACTGGTGCTTGCTCTCGCTCAAGCCACGCCTCGAATGCCTCGTCTGAGGCAAAGGTTTCTTTGAGGCTGAGCCTGATGTTGTAGACAGTCAGGAACTTGTAGTTCCGCATGGATGGGTTGGGGTAGTACTCTTGCAAGCGCCACTCTATGCCTTTGATGGTGAGGATGCCACAGTCTTTGAGCAGGGGGAAGTGTGTTGAACGCATGGTGATTCTCCTAGTTGGTTATGAGAGTGATTCGTATTTGGATTTTGGTTGGACAGGAAAAGAAACAGCGCCATAAAGACGCTGTCAGAGATCGGGAGAGAAATCTCTCCGATCATTCAAAGGCGATCGAGTCACGCAATTCAGCGATGAGGGCATCGAACTCTGCCTTGCTCATGCCTGAGTTGATGATCTCGTTGAACACCGCTTTGAACACCTTGCGGGGTGCTACCACTTTCACAGAGCGACCACTTGACTCGGGTGCAGTCTCGACAGTCTCGGGGCGAATGATGTGGTAGCGGAACTTGGAGTAGCCCTTGTAGTAGGCATCCTGTGCATCCTTGCTTCTCTCGTCCCGAGTCTGGGAGAGAATTGTCTCCGCAGCTTTCAAGGTGCAGGCTGTGTAGCCCATGATGAACTGCGTGATGCAGTCTTTCATCAACTGTGACTGTTGCTCAGGTGTGGACTTGGTGTATTCCTTATGCGCCCCGAGTGTTGACTCACGAGTCAGGCGTTCAGCTTGACCCAAGGCGAAGAACAGTTCGGTTGTTTTGATAGCGAGTTTCATGGTGTGTTCCTTTCAAGAACGTATCGTCAGGGTCGAAGTGCCCCGAACCGATACCTCTATTGTATGGAAGGGGTATTAAAGGGTACTACAGAGCCGTAAAAACTGAGAACCTTAGACCCCACCTACCCCCCACCAACCCGTATACAGGGCATACCCCCGTCGTCATATGAACACTATTCCCCAACCATTCTCTGCAACTCAATTTAGTACTTTACAACTAATACCCTACCCCAAAAAATTTTATAAAAATTTGTGTCAATCGTTGGACAAAGTCAATAAAAAAAAAAAAAAAACCCCCCAGCTTGAGACTGGGGGGTTGAACGGCGGAGGAACCCGACCGAGGAGAAGCAACAGTTTCCCATCACTTAGAAATAGTATACACTCCGCGCATCGCAGGTACAAGGGACTTATGCGCCAATGTTAGATCACCTTATTGATTTTGAACCGGAAGTGGTCGCCCACTCTGGTAAACCTACGCCGCTTGAAAAAGAACATCCGGCGGATGCCATCGACGCCAAAGTAAAAACAGCAGACTGGCTTAAGAGTATGGGGGCCGCAGATACAAATACTGTGGTCAGCAACGCAGAAGTTCAAGCAGCACGCGCATCTTTTACAAACCTCGTGTCTTCAGCGCCAGCAGAAATCACGCACGAACATCTAGCTCAGATCAAAACGCCTGCTGCGGTGCAACATTTAGTTGGGATGCTGACTGCCTATGACTGGGAGTTTGTACATCAGGCCAAGGAGCTTCGTGGCTACGCAGTTGCCAAACTGTTGGAAGAATGCGAAAACCCCAGCGCCAACATACGACTTAAGGCGCTCACAGCCCTTGGTAAGGTCACCGAAGTGGGCCTCTTCACCGACAAGATAGAAATCAAGAAGACTGACCTCACGGATGAGGAAATCGACCGCAAGCTCAAAGACAAGCTGGCCAAGTTCATGGGCGTGCAAGACGCTGATGTTATCGAGGATATAGAAGAAGTTAGTACTTACACACAAGAAACAGATGAAACTGAACGACCTGACGCTGAGTCCAACTGAGATTCAGGCCATCCAGAAAGCTCTCCCGACGCTAAGTCTGGCAGAGAAGGTGGAGCTTATGGATATGTTAGAAGAAAGAGAAAAGCGATACAACGTCAACGCCGGTCGTACAAACATGATTGAGTTTGCCAAGTACGTCTACCCCGGATTCAAAGTTGGGCCACACCACAGGAAGCTGGCCAAGATATTCCAAGATGTGATTGACGGTAAAAAGAAGAGAGTAATTATCAACATTGCCCCACGTATGGGTAAGTCCGAGTTCTCCTCTTATCTGTTCCCTGCGTTCTTCCTAGGTAATTACCCTAACAAGAAGATTATCATGGGAACGCACACTGCGTCGCTGTCTGAAGACTTTGGACGGCGGGTTCGTAACTTACTGGATGATGAGCAATACCATGAGCTATTCCCCCAAACACTTGTGGCAGATGACCAGAAGGCCGCTGGAAAATGGTCTACTGCTGCTGGCGGTCAATACTATGCGGCTGGTGTTGGGGGCGCTCTTGCCGGTCGTGGTGCTGACTTGTTTGTTATTGACGATCCACATTCGGAACAAGACGTAAAAGCAAACAGTCGTCTAGCGTTTGACACGGCGTGGAGTTGGTTCCAGACTGGCCCTTTGCAACGCCTGATGCCGGGAGGCGCGATCATAGTCATCATGACGCGCTGGGGGCCGCTGGACTTAACTGGCAGGCTTATCCAGTATCAGGTGAGTAACCCTGACTCCCCCGTTTGGGAGATCGTGGAGTTGCCAGCCATCCTGCACGAGAACACGGAGAAGGAGAAGTCTCTCTGGCCGGAGCAGTGGCCGCTTGAGGCGCTGAAATCTGCCAAGTCCTCAATGGATCCACGGTACTGGAACGCGCAGTACATGCAGCAGCCGACCTCAGACACGGCGGCAATTATCTCAAGGAAGCACTGGCGCATATGGGAGCCCAAAGAACCGCCCACTTGTGAGTACATCATCCAGTCATGGGACACGGCGCATGAAACCAAAACAACCTCCGACTATTCTGCCTGTACTACTTGGGGGGTCTGGTACAACGAGGAGGAGAACGACAAGCCCCAGCTTATCCTCCTTGACGCTTTCAAAGACCGAATCCCATTCCCAGAACTCAAACAAACTGCCTTTAAACACTGGAAAGAATGGCAACCCGATGCCTTCATTGTGGAGAAAAAGGCGGCAGGTGGGCCACTGATACAGGAACTCAGGGCGATGGGTATCCCTGTACAAGAATTTACACCGAGCCGTGGAAACGATAAGATGGTGCGTGTGCAGGCCATAGCGGACTTGTTTTCTTCTGGTATGGTGTGGGCACCCGACACTCGCTGGGCACGCGAAGTGATTGAAGAAGTTGCATCTTTCCCAGTTGGCGAACACGATGACTATGTGGACACGACCAGCCAAGCACTGCTTCGATTCAGACAAGGCGGCTTCATCACGCTAGACACGGATGAGGCAGATGAACCAAGATTTTTTAAACGTCGTTCTGCGGCGTACTACTGAGGTAAAAAATGGCAACCAATATAGACAAAGCCCTGTACCAGCAACCCCAAGGTATGGAAGAACTGGCACAAGATGAAGAGCCAATTGAGATCGAGATCATTGATCCTGAAGCGGTCAACATCAGCATTGGTGACTTAGAGATTAGCATGATGCCCGGTGAGGGAGACGACGACTTCAACGTGAACTTGGCCGAGGACATGGACGAGGGTGCGATGTCTTCACTGGCGGGGGACTTGGCTGGAGACGTTGAGCAAGATAAAGGCTCACGCAAAGACTGGGAGAAAGCCTATACCGAAGGACTCAAACTGTTGGGACTCCAGTATGAGGAGCGCACAGAACCTTGGAATGGCGCTTGTGGCGTGTTCCACCCCATGATTACAGAAGCTGTTGTAAGGTTCCAGTCAGAAACAATTACAGAGCAGTTCCCAGCCGCAGGCCCAGTGCGCACAAAGATAGTTGGTAAAGAGACTCCTGAGAAACAAGAGGCGGCGGTGCGTGTCGAGGCCGACATGAACTACGAGTTGACAGAGGTCATGCGCGAGTTCCGCCCTGAGCATGAGCGCATGTTGTGGAGCCTCCCCGCTACCGGCTCTGCGTTTAAGAAAGTTTATTTTGATCCCAATTTGGGACGTCAGGTGTCCATGTTCATACCCGCGGAAGACATCATTCTGCCCTACGGAACAACAGACTTAGACACTTGCTACCGCTTGACACACGTCATGCGCAAGACCAAGAACGAGATTATCAAGCTCCAGCAAGCAGGCTTTTACCGTGACATTGAGTTGCCTGACCCCAGCAAAGATCAAGACAACATCAAGCAGGCCAAGGATAAAGAGACCGGCTTCAGTGATCTGAATGACGAGCGCTACACCCTGTATGAGTGCCATGTTGACTTGGTATTAGAGGGAGATGAAGACAAAGACGACGACGGTGAACCTACCGGCGTAATGCAACCATACGTAGTTACCCTAATAAAAGGAAGCAATGATGTACTGTCTATTCGGAGGAACTGGGAACAAGATGATCCCCTCAGACTCAAGCGCCAGCACTTTGTCCACTACCAATACATCCCCGGCTTTGGAGCCTACGGCTTTGGACTCTTCCACCTCATCGGTGGATATGCCAAGTCAGCCACCAGTCTCATGCGTCAGCTCGTCGATGCTGGGACGCTTTCTAACTTACCCGGAGGTCTTAAGACTCGCGGAATGCGCATTAAGGGAGACGACACCCCCATCGCTCCCGGAGAATGGCGAGACGTAGACATTGCCTCTGGGGCATTGCGTGACAGCATCCTGCCCTTACCCTACAAGGAACCCTCCATAGTTCTGTCTGGCTTGCTGGACAAGATCGTGGAGGAGGGACGTAGATTCGCTGCAACCGCAGATATGAACGTGTCGGACATGTCCGCACAGGCTCCCGTGGGTACAACCTTGGCCCTCTTAGAGCGCCAGCTTAAAGTTATGTCTGCGGTTCAAGCCCGTCTGCACTACACCTTCAAGCAAGAGTTGCGTCTGTTGGCGGCAATCATCCGTGACTACACCGAGCCAGACTACGACTACGACCCCATTGATGCCCCACGCAAGGCTAAGCAGTCAGATTACGACCACATTGACATCATCCCTGTAAGCGACCCCAACGCGGCCACAATGAGCCAGCGGGTTGTGCAGTACCAAGCTGTCATTCAGATGGCGCAGATGGCGCCTGATATTTATGACTTGCCGCAGTTGCACCGCAACATGTTGGAGGTTCTGGGTATCAAGGATGCCGACAAGCTTGTGCCCCTGCCGGATGACCAGAAGCCCAAAGACCCCGTGTCTGAGAACATGGCGGCTCTGCGTATGGAGCCTATGAAGGCGTTCTTCTACCAAGACCATGAGTCCCATATCAAGGTGCACATGATGGCAATGCAAGACCCCATCGTCATGCAGTTGATAGGCCAGAACCCCAAGGCTCCTCAGATCCAAGGCGCAATGATGGCGCACGTTGCAGAGCACGTTGGCTACGCTTACCGTCAGAAGATAGAGCAACAGATGGGTATGCCTCTGCCTCCCGAGGGCGAGAAGATGTCTCCTGAAGTGGAGATGGCGCTGTCGTCAATGATGGCCCAAGCCGCTGCCCAAGTGCTTCAACAGAACCAAGCACAGGCTGCCCAGCAGCAAGCTCAACAGCAAGCTCAAGACCCCGTGCTCCAGATGCAGCAACAAGAGTTGCAGTTGCGCCAGCAAGAGGTGCAGATAAAAGGCCAAGAAGTTCAAGGCAAATTGCAGCTTGAGCAACAACGCTTGCAGATGGATGCAATGGCCAAGATGGAGCAAGCCAAGCAAAACAACAAAAAAATACAGATGGATGCGTTGGCTAAAGCCGGTCAGCTTAAAGCTCAGAAAAAATCAGAGCAGAACAACGCACTGTCTCAAGCTGGGGCGTTGCAACGGCAACGTCAGCAAATGGGTATGGACTTGGTTAGACAAGCCTCACAGAACCAACAAAAGGAGAAACCAACTAAATGATTCAAGACTTCGCACGCGTATTGCGCGAAAAATTACGCCACGATATGAACAACTACGCAGATGACTGCGCGGGTGGGGCATGTCGCACTTTTGAAGAGTACCAAAAACTCTGCGGGATTATTCAGGGTCTAGCCCTTGCAGAGCGTTATCTACTTGACCTTGCAGAGAAAGTTGAAAAATCCGATGACTGAACTTGTTCTAGAACCGGGGCAATACGCCCTGCCTGATGTAATCCAACCCGTCGATGCGCCAGCGCAAGACGCAACAGATGAAGAAAAAGCCACCATGTTGCCAGAACCTTCGGGTTGGCGAATCTTGTGTGCCGTGCCCCCAGTCTCTGAAAAGATTGATGGCACTGAGCTTGATCTTGTGCGCGATACAACCAGTATGCGTCAAGAAGAAAGCGCAACCACCGTGTTGTTTGTGATGAAAGTTGGCCCTGATGCATATAAAGATCAGACCAAATTCCCCACAGGCGCTTGGTGCAAGGAAGGAGATTTTGTACTTGTACGTACCTATTCTGGTACGCGTTTCAAGATCTTTGGTAAGGAGTTCCGGCTCATCAATGATGACCAAGTGGACGCTGTTGTGCAAGACCCTCGTGGGCTAACCCGCGCTTAAAGGAGCAGAAATGGCAGAGCAATATAAGTTCCCCGACGAACTTGATGACAACAAAAGTCAAAAGGTTGAGATAGTTCAGCCCGAAGATGACGTTGAAATTGAGATTGTTGACGATACCCCTATCCAAGACCGTGGCCGTAGGCCATTGGACAGAGAGGTGGAAGACCCCACTGATGAAGAGATTGAGTCCTATACAAGAGGGGCACAAGACCGCATCAAGGAGTTAACCCATGCGCGTCACGACGAGCGCCGTGCCAAAGAAGCCCTTTTGAGGGAAAAGCAAGAACTTGAGCGTCTTGCACAGCACTACGTCGACGAAAACAACAAGCTTAAACAGTACGTCAACAACGGCACTGAGCAGTACGGAGTTATGGCCAAGACTGCTGCCGAGGCGGAAATGGATAAAGCCCGTCGGGTTTTCAAGGCGGCGCAGGAGTCGTTTGACACCGAGGCCATCCTTGCGGCTCAGGAGGCGCTGTTTGATGCTAAGGCAAGATTACAACAGGCACAAAATTTTCGTCCACCCCCTTTACAAGTTGAAGAAAGTGCGGTACAACCGCGACAACAACAGACCCAATCTGTTCAACCAGACGAAAAAACCCTGCGCTGGCAGGCAAAAAACCAGTGGTTTGGTGCAGACGGATTTGAAGAAGTTACCAGCTTTGCACTAGGGCTGCATCAAAAACTAGTCAACTCCGGGGTCGACCCCCGCGAAAACGAATATTTCGAGCAAATAGATGCTCGCGTGAAGTCGAAGTTCCCTGAAGTTTTCGGTGGAAACGACGAAAGGCCTAAGTCGAGTGAGACTCCAAGGCGTCCATCATCCGTGGTGGCCCCTGCATCACGTTCCACAGGAACAAGGAAAGTGCAGTTAACGCCGTCACAAGCTGCGTTAATTAAAAAGTACAACCTTGACCCTAAGAAATATGTTGCAGAAGTTTTAAAACTGGAGAATCAAAATGGCTGAAAACCGTAACCCCCGTGACAATGTGTCACGCGAAAAATCAACTCGATACGTTTATAAACCTTCGAGTGCGTTGCCCGATCCTACCCCTGAACCCGGATGGGAGTATCGCTACATAGCGACTCATGTCTTGGGACAGACAATGCCAACCAATGTGTCTAGCAAGATGCGGGATGGCTGGGTTCCAGTGAAGGCAGCAGACCATCCAGAACTGATGCTTGAAGGTGGTGCTAACGGTAATGTGGAAATTGGTGGATTGATGCTTTGCAAAATCCAAACCGAAAAACTCATGGCCATGAAAGAGTATTACGACACGCAAGCGCAGAACCAGATGGATTCAGTGGACAACCACTTCATGAGAAATAACGACCCGCGTATGCCTCTGTTTGCTGACCGAAAGTCAACAACCAGTCGTGGAAGCGGATTTGGTACAGGTTCTAAATAAAGGAGTCCTTAAATGGCTTATCCGGTGATTGATGCCCCCTACGGGCTAAAGCCGATCAACTTGATCGGAGGTCAGGTATTTGCGGGTTCTACTCGTAATTATCCGATTACTAACGGTTACAGCACAAACATTTTCTACGGTGATTACGTAGGATTGTCTCGTGGTGAAATCGTCCGTCTGTCTGTGTCTACTGGCACAGCAGGTAACCAAACTGGCATCTTTTTGGGATGCAGTTACACCAACCCCGTCACTAAACAGTTGACCTTCTCGCAATACTGGCCCGCATCAACTGCGGCTGGTGATGCAGTGGCTATTGTTGCTGACGACCCTGACCAAGTGTTCAAGGGTGTTGTTTGCTCTGCTACTACCGCTGTTGCTTCTGGCGCTCGCGCCATGATCGGCCAAAATTTGGCAATGATCAACAACACAGGTAGCACCTCAACCGGCAACTCCAAGAACGCAATCTTGGCTCCTAGTGATACTCCTGCCACCACTTCTTCCTTGCCCGTTCGCGTGCTTGGCTTAGTGACTGATACGGCGGTCGCTCTTGGTACGGCAACGTACACCAGCATTTCTACTGCTACTGTGACCTGTTCGGCTCTGCCCTTCGCGTTACCTGTTGGTACTGATGTTGGATCGCTCGACTCATCTGGAAATTATATTTCCGCCGGGTCGTTTGTTGACACCGCCGCAGCCGCCGGTGCTACATCGTTTATTCTCAACCAAGCTCCTGCTGCCGCTTTTGGTGCAAGTTCTACACTTGTATTCATGCAGTATCCAGAGATTCTGGTCAAGATTAACTTTGGTCAGCATCAGTATTACGCTGGCACCAGCATCGCTTAAGGAGTAACATAAAATGGCTATTTCACGCGCACAACTACTTAAAGAGTTGCTCCCCGGTCTGAACGCATTGTTTGGTATGGAATATGATCGCTACGGCGAAGAGCACAAAGAAATCTACGAAACTGAGAAATCAGAGCGTAGCTTTGAAGAAGAGACCAAGCTTGCTGGTTTCTCTGCTGCTCCCGTCAAGAACGAAGGTTCCGCCATTGCTTATGACAATGCTCAAGAAGCGTTCACAGCACGCTACAACCACGAAACCATTGCCTTGGGTTTCTCAATCACTGAAGAAGCGATTGAAGATAACTTGTACGACAGCTTGTCTGCTCGCTACACCAAAGCTTTGGCCCGTGCTATGGCATACACCAAACAAGTCAAGGCAGCTTCTGTTTTGAACAACGGCTTCTCCGCTAACTACGTTGGCGGCGACGGTGTTGCTCTGTTCAGCACTGCTCACCCCTTGGTTTCTGGTGGCACCAACAGCAATCGCCCAACTACCAACGCTGACTTGAACGAAACTTCATTGGAAAATGCAGTTATTCAAATCGCGGCTTGGACAGACGAGCGTGGCCTGTTGATTGCAGCAAAGCCCCGCAAGTTGGTGATTCCTCCTGCTCTGATGTTCGTGGCTACCCGCCTGTTGGAAACCAACCTCCGTGTTGGCACTACCGACAACGATATCAACGCGTTGAAGAACAACGGCTCAATCCCAGAAGGTTACTGTGTCAATCACTTCTTGACAGACAGCAACGGCTGGTTCTTGATGACCGATGTCCCCAACGGCTTGAAGCATTTTGAGCGTATGCCTTTGGAGAACAAAATGGACGGCGACTTCGATACTGGTAACGTACGTTACAAGGCTCGTGAGCGTTATTCATTCGGCTGGTCCGATCCATTGGGAGCTTTCGGTTCCCCCGGTACGACCTGATAGACAAAGGGGGCCTTGTGCCCCCTTTTCTTTTGGTGTATATTGCAGACATTCCGAGATTCATCGGCGTATCAAACAGGCTCGGCTGACCTCATGCAGATTGATACGCTATAACGCATGGAGAATTAAACATGGGATTCGCAACTCACCTTGGCCCTTGGTTGTTGGGCACTGTTAAAAACACCACCGGCACTACTGCTGGTACTATCCGTAACATGGGCGCAACTATTGTTGCCCAAACTTATACGGCTCCCACTTCTGTAATTTTGGCAAGTCCCACAGCACAACAAATGTTTGTGTTACCCGCTGGCGCTAAGATTGTTCGCTTTGGTCTTGAAGTTAATGTTGCCTTGACTGGCGCGTCTAACTGCGGCGTTACTATTGGTAGTTCTGGTACAGCTAACCTGTATATGGCTACGGTCAACACCGGCACTTCGGCGGTTCAAACTTCTCCAGCTACCATCGCAGCGGCTACTTCAGGTCTTTATGACAACATTGGCACAACTGATGCGATCATCTTTGGCACATTTACCGCAGCTACTGCTGACGCTACTGCCGGTACGATCACTGTTACTGTTGAGTACATCGTTCGCGACTCCGACGGTTCTGCCAATCCTTCACAGGCTTAATTGATCTAGGGGGCCGAAGCCCCCTCATAACAGGAGATTAATTATGCAACAGACAGACGTAAAGGCGGCGCATTTAACTTCCGCTGGCTCTTTTATATTAGGACGCACTCGCCTCAAAGGTATTGTGGTCAGTCCTAAAGCAAGCACAGCCGCAACATTTGAGATTCGTGATGGCAGCGCTACTGGCGCTGTTTTGTTTACGATGGATATTGCCAGTGTTAGCACTCCTGTGAACTTCAACATCACGATACCCGGTGAAGGTATTTTGGCAACTACAGGACTGCACCTGACAACCAGCGTTGGTACTGTTGTGGGCATTGAAGTGTTCTATGGCTAAGTCCCCAGCATGGACGCGCAAGGAAGGGAAATCCGAGAAAGGCGGCTTGAACGCCAAAGGTCGGGCTTCCTACAACGCAGCGAATCCCGGGTAGCCGGGTTTGAAAGCTCCCCAGCCGGAAGGCGGGAGCCGCAAAGACTCTTTCTGCGCCAGAATGACCGGCATGAAAAAGAAATTGACAAGCGAAAAAACCGCCAAGGATCCAAATTCGAGGATTAACAAGAGCCTACGGGCTTGGAAGTGTTGATATGAGCAATATTGAATTGACCGAACGCGAAGAAGCTATTGCTAGAAGAGCGGCAAAGCTGGCAATTGAAGAAATGTCTGGTGAGTTTTACAAAAAGGTTGGTAAAACCGTTGTAGAGAAGGCATTGATTTGGATTGGCATGTTAGTTGTCGGTTTTGTGATCGGCAAAGGCTGGATCGTTAAGGTTTGATATGCCGAGCACAAGTAAGAAACAACACAATTTCATGGCGGCGGTGGCTAACAACCCAGCGTTTGCCAAGAAGGTAGGAGTCCCACAGTCGGTGGGTAAAGATTTTTCAAACGCCGATAAAGGCAAAACTTTTAAAAGAGGTGGTGATATGGCTAAAGCAAACCCTTTCATGGAAATGATTGCAAAGAAAAAAGAAATGGCAAAAGGCAAAAAAGAAATGCCAATGAAGAAAATGGCAAAAGGCGGCATGGCTTACGCTAAAGGCGGCTCAGCTTCTTCTCGCGCTGATGGCGTTGCCACTAAAGGCAAAACCAAAGGCACAATGGTTTCCATGAAGTCTGGCGGCAAAGCCTGTTAAATCCATGAGACCCTCGCGTGGTATGGGGGATATCAATCCCTCAAAAATGCCCAAAGGCGTGAAAAAAGCACGTCGGGATGACACTGACTTCACCCAGTTTAAAGAGGGTGGAAGTGTTAACGCCGCTGGTAACTACACGAAACCAAGCCTTCGTAAGAAGATTGTGTCTCAGGTCAAAGCAGCGGCAACTCATGGCACGGGCGCAGGGCAGTGGAGCGCAAGAAAAGCGCAGTTGGTAGCCAAAAAGTACAAGGCTGCTGGCGGGGGATACAAAGATTGAAAGCGCCGCAGACTTCCCTTAAAAACTGGGGTGACCAAAAATGGAGAACCAAAAGTGGTAAAAAATCTTCTGACACAGGTGAAAGATACCTCCCTGAAGCTGCAATTAAAGCTCTCAGCCCTTCTGAGTACGCTGCGACAACACGGGCAAAACGTACTGGCAAAGCTAAAGGGAAGCAGTTCGTAGCCCAACCTAAAACAATTGCAAAGAAAACGGCAGGATTTAGATAATGGCAACAACTTCTGGGGCAGCAAGCTTTAATCTAGACCTCACCGAACTGGTGGAGGAAGCGTTTGAGCGTGCTGGTTCAGAGTTGCGTACCGGTTATGACCTGAAAACGGCTCGCCGGTCGCTGAATCTGTTGTTTGCTGACTGGGCAAATCGCGGTGTCAATATGTGGACGTTCGAGCAGGGCACGATAACCCTAACTCAAGGCTTGAACACCTATGCAATCCCCACAGATACCGTAGATTTGCTTGACCACGTCATCCGAACACAGGCAAATGTGGCGGCAACACAGGCTGATTTGACAATTACCCGTGTCAGCGTCTCTACATACGCCACTTTGCCAAACAAATTGACCCAAGCGCGGCCAATTCAGGTCTGGTATCAGCGTTTGGACGGCCAGATCATGCCAACAACGGCAGTTTTGGCAACCAGCATTAGCGCTACCGCAAACACAGTTGTTTTGTCCAATGTAGTTGGACTTCCTGCCATTGGATACATCAACCTTGACAGCGAAACTATCTTCTACAACTACATTGATGGCAACACTTTGAGCAACTGCTTCCGTGGACAGAACGGAACTACGGCTGCGGCCCATACTGCAAGCGCCAGTGCCAAGATTTACATCAACAACGTACCCCGCGTGACCATGTGGCCTACGCCGGACGGCTCCCAGACATATCAGTTTGTCTACTGGCGTATGCGTCGCGTGCAAGATGCCGGTAGCGGTGTCAATGTGATGGATGTACCGTTCCGTTTTGTGCCCTGCATGGTGGCGGGGTTGTCCTATTACATCGCTTTGAAGGTTCCCGGTGGCATGGAGCGTCTGGTGGTATTGAAACAGCAGTATGACGAAGCATGGATGACAGCGGCTGACGAGGATCAGGAACGCGCCGCGTTGCGTCTTGTGCCTAGGCAAATGTTCATTGGGGGCGGATAATGGGGAACCGGTTTGCTAGTGGCAAGAACTCGATTGCCGAGTGCGACCGGTGTGGCTTCGGGTACAAACTCACGGCTCTTAAAAAGCTTGTTGTTAAGACCAAGACATATGATTTGAAAGTGTGCCCTGAGTGCTGGGAGCCAGATCAGCCGCAGTTGCTGTTGGGTATGTACCCAGTTGATGACCCACAAGGGGTGCGCGACCCGCGTCCTGACCTAAGTTACCAAGTTTCTGGTTTGTTGGCAGACGGGTACAGCGGTGGTGGTAGTCGAGTATTTCAGTGGGGTTGGAATCCAGTTGGCGGTTCGTCCAGTTTTGATGCGGTTCTGACCCCAAATAACTTGGCGATGGCAGTAGAAATTGGTACAGTAACGGTAAGCGTAACTTAGGAGTTCAAAATGGACACAAAACAGGTAAAACAAATTGCAGATACTGAGGTTAAAGCCCATGAAAAGCGTATGCACAAAATGGCAAAGGGCGGTAAAACCAATGACATGATGAAGCAGTATGGTCGTGGCATGGCAAAAGTTGTGAACCAACGCGGCAACGCAAGGGGCAAATAATGGCTAAATTTAGCATGAAACAAGACGGTAAAGAAGTTGGCCCAGCCAGCGTATACGCGCAACCACACAATATGTCTGGTAAAGCTGTTGGTATCCAATCCAACCCCGGCAAAGAACCTAACCGCAGCAAAGCTGACACGGTCAACATGAGCGTTGGCAATATCAGCAAAGCTGCGGGTGATGAACAAGCCAAAACCAGCGGTATCAAAATGCGTGGTACTGGCGCGGCTACCAAAGGCTTGATGAGTAGAGGCCCGATGGCTTGATATGAATTACACACAACTGTTCGATACCATTCAGTCGTATACGGAAAATAATTTTCCGGACTTTACTCTTGCCAGTGGTGGGATAGAGACGACTACCGAACAGATTAATCGCTTTATTCAGCAAGCAGAACAACGTGTCTACAACACGGTGCAGTTTCCGTTTTTGCGTAAAAATATGACGGGCAATGTTCAGTCCGGCAATAAGTATCTTCAAGCTCCAAACGACTATCTTGCTACATATTCTTTGGCTGTGATTGATGCGTCTGGTAACTACGAGTACTTGTTGAACAAAGACGTAAACTTTATCCGTCAAGCATATCCAAATCCCACTACGGATGTTGGCATTCCCAGATACTACGCATTGTTTGGCCCAGCTATTTCTAACAATGCAATTACAACTGAATTGACGTTCCTGCTTGGCCCGACACCCGATGCCGTGTACACGGTAGAACTTCATTTCTACTACTATCCCGAGTCTATTACGACTGCTGCTACTTCATGGTTGGGGGACAACTTTGATACTGTTTTGCTGTACGGTTCTTTGGTTGAGGCGTACACATTTATGAAGGGTGAGACAGACATGCTTGCTCTGTATGATGGCAAGTACAAAGAAGCCCTTGCTATGGCTAAACGCCTTGGCGACGGCATGGAGAGACAGGATGCTTATCGTTCTGGTCAGTATAGACAGGCGGTGACCTGATGGCTTTTACGGGTAACTTTTCCTGCAATGTCTTTAAGACTGGGCTGATGAATGGCACGTTCAACTTTACTTCGGGGACGTTCTATATTGCACTCTACACCAATGCAGCCACGCTTGATGCGTCTACCACGGCTTATACAGCTACGGGCGAGGTTGTGGCTTCTGGGTACACCGCTGGTGGGTTGGCACTCACGATTGCGCAAACTCCCACGGTAGGCAATTCAGGCAGCACCGCCTATATCTCATTTGATAACGCAGCTTGGACTTCGGCATTAACTGCTCGTGGAGCTTTAATTTACCAAAGTGGCGGTGGAAACCCCGCAGTTTGTGTGTTGGACTTTGGCGCAGATAAGACTTCAACTGCAACATTCACGGTACAGTTCCCCGCTGTATCAAACACTTCAGCAATTATAAGGATAGCGTAATGGCACTTGTAACCACAACCAAAGGCGAAATGGACGAATCTCTTCTTGAGAAAAAAGAGGGTTTCGTTGATAATGACGTTGAATACACAACTTGGGTCGAATATTGGCTAGATGGCGAACTTGTCCACCGTTCGGCGCATGTGCGCTTAAAAACTTCCCCCGCGCTGTTTGCTGAAGCAGCATCTCTTACATAAGGAAATATCATGGCAAATACCCAAGCAATGTGCACATCGTTCATGGGGCAACTGCTCAATGGCGGACATCAATTTGGCTCAATTACGCTGACTTCGCGCGGCAGTTTAACAGCCCCCACTACTGACACGTTTAAAGCGGCTTTGTATCTAGCTTCGGCTACGATAAATGCAGCCACTACTGTGTATACCGTAACCGGCGAAGTGTCGGGCACAGGCTATTCTGCGGGTGGTGTAACGGTAACTAATGCTAACGCGGTTACTGCAACTAACTCATCTTCTACGGCAGGTGTTGCATATTGGACTCCTTCAGCCAGCATTACATACACGGCGGTGACTTTGGCTACCGCGTTTGATACAGTGCTGCTCTACAACTCCACCCAAGGCAATACGGCTGTTAGCGTTCACACCTTTGGTTCACAGACTATAACTGCGGGTACGTTCACGTTGACTATGCCTACAAACAGCACAACTTTAGCGTTGATTCGTCTGGCTACAACCTAATAGGACTAGCGGGGTAACTCGCTAGAGTAGCTATGTTTGGAATCTCCGCATTTGCCGAAGCGCCATTTGCCTCTCTTGCGGGGCAAACGGTTGTTGTCGCTATTACGGGGGTTGGGGCTTCTGGCGCTGTGGGGACGGTGGTCTATAGCCCACTTGTAACGGCAGCGATTACGGGAGTTCAGGGTTCTGGCGCGGTAGGTAGTGTTACAGAAACAAACGCAGTTGGGCTTAGTGGAGTCCAGTCATCTGGTGCGGTGGGTAATGCTACTGAAACCAATAACCCAACTGAAGACGGTGTAGTAGCTGTTGGGGCGGTTGGAACTGTTGGGATGGGGGAACGGTTTGTTGCCCTGACCGGTGTTGCAGCTGTAGGTGCGGTGGGGGATGTTGTTGAGACTAACAACCCAACTGAAGATGGTGTGGTGGCTACGGGTTCAGTGGGCATCATGCTGGCTAGAATAACGGTGTCGATATCTGGTGTATCGGCAAGAGGTCAACTTGGGACGTTTGATGAGTTTTATTGGACGACAATAGATGACAGCGAGACGCCAAACTGGCAAAATGTTGCAATGACGGTGTAAGGATTAGATATGGCCCTTGTAATAGCAAATCGAGTAAAGGAAACCACTACCACGGCTGGTACGGGGACAGTGACTCTGCTTGGTGCATCCACAGGGTTTCAATCTTTTGCCGTGATTGGTAATGGCAATACAACCTATTACAGCATTGTTGGGCAGACTGGTAACGAATGGGAAGTTGGTGTGGGTACGTACACCTCTTCTGGTACAACGTTGGCGCGTACAACTGTTTTGTCCAATAGTTCAGGGACACAGCCATCAGCATTAAACTTCTCTGCTGGCACTAAAGACGTGTTTGTTACCTACCCATCAGAATACTCGGTCAGTGCGACAAATGACCCCGGAACGGCTGGACAGGTACTTGTATCAAATGGTGTGGGGGTTGATCCTACATGGCAAACCTCTACCGCAGCCAGTAAAGCCTACGCACAAGCCATGCGGATTCTTGCCGATTAAGGAGACATCATGGCAGTAACTAACTTCTCCCCCCTCCTTGGTCTGGCTCTTCCGACCACAGGTGACCTGCAAGGTACTTGGGGCACAACAGTCAATGACTCCATTACAGGCCTGATTGATTCGGCAGTTGCGGGGACAACGACACTTTCTGCCGATGCGGATGTAACGCTCACGACAACCAACGGCTCGGCTAACCAAGCGCGTAATGCCGTCATTTTGTGGACAGCCAGTAACGGTGCTACAACCCGCTACGTCACGGCTCCCGCTCAGAGCAAAGCCTACTTGGTCATCAATGCTGGCACAGGTTCAATCGTAGTTCGCGGCTCTGGCCCAACGACAGGTGTGACAATTGCCTCTGGCGTTCGCGCCTTGGTGGCTTGGAACGGCTCTGACTTTGTAAAGATTGTCAGTAACCCAGTGGTGTTGACGACTGACGTTTCCGGCATTCTTCCCGCAGCCAATGGTGGCACAGGTCTGAGCACACCGGGCACTGCTGGTAACGTGCTGGCATCTAACGGGACGGCTTGGGTTTCTTCTCCCAGTGCCAGCGTTTCTGCTGGTAAGTCCATTGCATTTTCAATCGTATTCGGTCTATAAGGAACCATCATGGCAAATCCAAATATTGTCAACGTAACGTCCATTCTTGGCACGACAACGTATTACACCCCCAGTGGTACATCCGCTGTTGTGTTGTTGGCTAACACCGCCGCATCTGGTCTGGTCTATAAGATCAATCAAATTGTTTGCGCAAACGTGAATGGCTCTTCTGCTGTGAATGCAACAGTGGCGATCTACAGCAACGGCGCTGTGGCTCAAGGCGGCGCACCTTCGGGCGGTACGGCTTACCCTGTCATCTCTACGATTGCAGTGCCAGCCAGTGCGTCTGTGATTGCTGTAGACAAGACAACGGCTATTTACTTGATGGAGGGCACTTCAATCTCAGTGACATCAGGTACTGCCAGCGGCATCACATACACCATCAGTTACGAATCCATCGCCAGCTAAGGTTAGCATGAGCATACGCCAATACAATTTAGGAAGTATCGTCAAGCCCGGCTTTAATGCGCTCGGGCCGCAGACGAGTGTGACTACGTATTTCCCGTATTTGTATGCGTGGGGTAGCGGCGGCGACGGACGTCTAGGCCTAGGCAACACAACTAGCTACTCATCCCCAAAGCAAGTTGGGGTGCTTACAGATTGGTCTAATATTTCAACAGGCCAATCTTTTACTCTTGCAACCAAAAACGATGGTACGTTATGGTCTTGGGGGTTTAATTTTTATGGGCAACTAGGTGTAAATAACTCCCCAAGCTATTCCTCGCCAAAACAAGTTGGTTCTTTAACTACTTGGTATAGTATTTCAGCAGGTGACAATCATGCACTAGCCATCAAAACAGATGGTACGTTGTGGTCTTGGGGTAGAGCCAGTCAAGGGCAACTTGGAAATGGAGCCACTGCCAATCAATCTAGCCCTGTACAAATTGGGGCATTGACTAATTGGTCATATGTATCCGCTGGAAATCAATTTAGTACGGCTATTAAAACAGACGGAACTCTTTGGTCGTGGGGTAAAAACAATAACGGTGAATTAGGCCAAAATAATCTTACAGCCTACTCATCACCCAAACAGATAGGGGCGCTGACTAATTGGCTATTAGTTTCTGCGTCAGGATATGACGGCTCATCAACTTTTGCTGTTAAGACAGACGGTACATTTTGGGCGTGGGGGGCTAATGCAACTGGTCAATCGGGTTTAGGTAATACAACTCAATATTCCTCGCCAAAACAAATAGGTGCATTGACTACATGGTCTAAACCATCGGCTGGCGGAAATTTTTGTATTGCAATTAAAACTGATGGCACGATGTGGTCTTGGGGCGGAAATGCTCAAGGTCAACTAGGTCTAGGAAATACAACAAGTTATTCCAGCCCAAAACAAATTGGGGCATTAGCCACATGGAGCCAGAGTTCTGTTGCAGTTAGATTTTGTGTGGTTACAAAAACTGATGGCACTTTATGGACTTGGGGGCAAAACAATTCTGGTCAGCTTGGAAGTGGAAACACTACATACAGATCATCTCCTGTGCAAGTTGGCGCGTTGACAACGTGGCTGAAAACAGCCGCTGGTGGTTATCAAACCATAGCCCTACTCTACTAAAACATCATGCCATCAACAACAGTCATCTCAGGCGTTCAATACTCAGGCATCTGGACAATGCAACAGGTGAACTCTGCCATTGCGGCAGGGACTTGGCCTGTCGTTGGGCCAAAACTTTATTCTTGGGGTTATAACGCTCAAGGTCAATTAGGCTTAGGAAATACAACATATTACTCTAGCCCAAAACAAGTTGGGTCGTTAGCTACTTGGTTAAAAATTGCCTCTAATTATTTTAATTCTTACGCAATTAAAACAGATGGAACGCTTTGGTCATGGGGATCAAATTCTTTTGGGCAACTTGGTCTTGGTAATACTACTAATTATTCTTCACCCAAGCAAGTTGGCGCATTAACAAGCTGGTCTAAAGTTTCTACTGGCAGTAATTTTGCTTTAGGAATTACAAACTCTGGTGCTTTATATGCTTGGGGCAACAATAGTTTTGGACAACTTGGCTTGGGAGACACAACAACAAGATCATCTCCCGTTCAGGTCGGAGTTTTAACTACTTGGAGTAACGTAAGTGGTGGATCTAATCATACAGTTGCAGTTAAAACAGACGGAACTCTTTGGTCATGGGCTAGAAATAATTCTGGTCAATTAGGCCTTGGAAATACTACTAATTATTCTTCACCTAAACAAGTTGGCTCACTCACCAATTGGTCTGTTGTTAGTTGTTTAACGCTAAGCACAATTGCCGTTAAAACTGATGGTACTTTGTGGTCTTGGGGTGGCAATAATTTTGGAAATATGGGGCTTGGAAATACAACATATTACTCTAGCCCAAAACAAGTTGGGTCTTTAACAACATGGGCATCTAGTAAAGGCGGCGGTTATTCATGTGTAGCAACACAAACCAATGGAACTTTATGGTCATGGGGAAGAAATACTAGCGGACAGCTTGGTCTGAATAACATAACCAACTATTCATCACCAAAACAAATTGGCTCACTCACTACTTGGTCAAACTCGTCTTCTAGTTTAGAAATGTTTACTAACTTTGCGGCTGTCATAAAAACAGACGGTACGCTATGGTCGTGGGGCAATAACGCTCAAGGTCAATTAGGCTTAGGAAATACAACATATTACTCTTCACCAAAACAAGTTGGTTCATTAACAAGCTGGCTATCTATAGCGGCTGGATATGCCGCTACTTTAGGCATTGCCACAACGTAATCGTATAAACTAACCCTCATGAACAAAACACTACACTTCCTCTCTGGTATTCCACGTTCAGGCTCTACCGTCTTGGCGGCTATCCTGAACCAGAACCCTGCAACCCACGTCTCTACGACATCTGGCCTTGTGCACGCCCTTGATGGGCTTGCCAACACATGGCACTCGGCTGGCCTGTTGAACGAGAACGACCCCGAACGCAAGAAGCTCGCGCAGACAATGCGTGGTTGCATCGACGCTTTCTACGAAGACACGGACAAGCCTGTCATCATTGACAAGTCCCGTGGATGGCCTATCCCCCAGATCATGGGTGCTATGGCTCAGGTGCTTGACCGTCCCTGCAAGGTGATCGCTACTGTGCGCCCTGTGCCTGACTGCATGGCTTCTTTCGTGCGTGTGGCAAAGCCTGATGACCTAGATAAATTCATGTACTCTGGACAGTTGGCTGACCACCTAAAGGCGGCTTACCTGTCTTTGGATGCAGGCTACAGAGCCATGCCAGACAACTTCCTGTTTGTTGAATACGACAAGCTTCTTGCTGATCCAAAGGGTCAACTAGACCGCATCCATGAGTTCTTGGGTCTGGAGCCATACGCCTATGATTTCTCCAACATTGACGGCTCATCGGTCAAGGAAGACGACGAGAACCTACACGGCTACGCTGGCATGCACGATGTCAAGCCTGTCTTGGCTAAACAGCACAATGACAAGTCCAAAGACCTGTTAAAGCACCACTACAACCAATTCTGTCAGCCAGAGTTTTGGAATGACAACGCACGTACGATGCCTGAGTTGGATGACCTAGACCTCCAAGTGGCGGCTGGCAAGATGGGTGACTTTGCCGAAGGTTGGAGACTCTCAGAGAAGCTCAACAGTGAGCGTCCCAACGACCATCGAGCCGCATACAACCGTAGTTGGTACTTGCTCAAGCAGGGCAAGGTCGGTGAGGGTTATAAAGAAATGAACAGAGGGCGTTTCTGTGGAATCATCGGTGAGAAGTTCCCAGACACCCCAGCCCCAGAGTGGGACGGCAAGACAAAAGGCACGATCCTGTTGTACTGCGATCACGGCCTTGGCGATCAAATCCACCAAGTGCGTTACGCCCGTGACTTAGTTGCGAGGGGTAACAAGGTAGTAGTGTGCTGTTCAGGCGCTTTGGTGGGTTTGTTCAACAAGATTGAAGGCGTATCTGCTGTTGTTCAACACGGCGCTGAGTTTGGCGTCTACCACGACTTTTGGTGCTTTGCTATGGTGGCTCCGTACTACCTTGGCTACGAGATGAGCGACCTACGTGGTGACGCTTACATCGACAAGCCTGCTGTCATCAAGGGACACAAGAAGCGCATTGGTCTGCGTTGGCAGGGTAACAGCAAGTTTGAGGATGACCACAACAAGAAGTTCCCCTACCAAATGCTGTTTGATGCAGTGCGGGGCGCAGACTATGAGTTCATTTCTTTACAGCGTGATGAAGGTGCGGATGCTTGCCCAACATGGGTAAAACAAGTACCATTGGGCACGTGGGAAGAGACTAAAAACGCTGTTGCATCCTGCGATTTGGTCATCAGTTCATGTACGTCCGTGAGCCATTTGGCGGCGGCTATGGGTGTGGAGACTTGGGTGGTTATCCCTGTGATGGGGTACTACCTTTATTCCCTTGATGGCGACAAGTGCCCGTACTACGACACCATGAAGTTGTTCCGTCAAGAGGTGTTTGGTGAGTGGGATGCTCCGTTCAACAAGATCAAAGAGAGATTGAACATGAACAAGGTAGAACTAAGGATGGTGTCGTGAGCTTCAGATATGTATCTGGGATCAACAAGCCGGGGTTCAATCCTCTAGCGGCTCAGACGTCTTCGTATTTATACAACCTATTTACTTGGGGGTTAAATTCAGAGGGTCAATTAGGGCTTGGCAATAGAACAAGTTATTCATCACCAAAACAAGTGGGCTCTTTAAATTGGGCTAATGTTTCTGGTGGGCAAGGTACTTCTTTTGCAATTACAACTTCTGGCACACTATATTCATGGGGTGCTAACGGTGAAGGGCAGTTAGGACT